AATAATCTATGACATTTAAGTTAAAAAATATAACCGTTAAAAATTTTATGAGTGTGGGCAACCAGACTCAAGCAGTTGATTTCGACAAAGAACACTTAACTCTTGTACTAGGTTCAAACCAGGATCTAGGCGGTGACGATACAGGCAGTAGGAACGGTACAGGTAAGACTACTATTGTTAATGCATTGAGTTATGCATTATACGGACAGGCACTAACTAACATCAAAAAAGAAAACTTAATCAATAAGACCAACGGCAAGGGCATGTTAGTCACTGTCGAGTTTGAAAAATCTAGTGTCAAATATCGTATCGAGCGGGGTCGTAAGCCTAATGTATTGAAATTGTTCGTTAATGATCAAGAATTAAAGAGCAAGGACGAAGATGAAGCACAAGGTGATAGTCGTGAGACACAGAAAAGCATTGAACAGATGCTGACAATGTCTCATACTATGTTTAAACACCTAGTTGCACTTAACACTTACACAGAGCCTTTTTTGAGTATGAAGGCAGCTGAACAAAGAGAAGTTATTGAACAGTTGCTAGGCATTACTCAACTGAGTGAAAAAGCAGAAGCACTGAAGCTGTTGATTAAAGAAACTAAAGACGGCATTACTGCCGCACAGTTTAAGATTGAAGGCATTAAGAGTGCTAACGAAAATGTCCAAAAAAGCATCAACAGCCTACAACTCAAAAGTGCTGCTTGGGAATCTAAGAAAGAAACTGAGATAGAAGCTTTAGGTAGAGCTATTGTTAATCTTGAATCAGTTGATATAGATGCAGAACTAGCAGCCCATGTTGCGTTAAAAGCATGGGATGAAGAAAACGCTCGCATTATTAGTCTTAACAAACAACGTGCTACTCTAGAATCAGCAGTGATTCAAGCAGAACGCACACTAAACAAATATATCAAAGAGATTAAATCACTTGATGATAAGAAATGTCCTGCTTGCGAACAGGATCTACATGATCACAAACATGACGAGATGTTGGCAACTGCGGCTAACAACCTATTAGATGCACAAACTTACTTTGATAAAGTAAGTGCTGACTACACTAAGATTGTAGAAGAAATAGGAACTGGTGAGCAACCGCATAGACCTAACACCTATTACGATACAGAAGCAGAAGCACTGGGTCATAAAAACAATCTTGCCAGCTTAGAACGTACATTGACACAGAAAATCGACGAAGTTAATCCCTATGAAGAACAAATCGAAGACCTAAAGAATACTGCGATTCAAGAAATTAACTGGGATCAAGTAAACGCTCTTGCTAAAGTTAGAGATCATCAAGAATTTCTTTACAAACTGCTGACAAACAAGGACAGTTTTGTTCGTAAGAAGATCATTGATCAGAACTTGACCTACTTGAACAAGCGATTGACCTACTATATTGACAAACTAGGACTACCACACAAGGTAGTATTCCTAAATGATCTTACTATCGAGATTACTCAGTTAGGGCAGGACCTAGACTTTGACAACTTATCTAGGGGTGAGCGCAACCGTTTGATCTTGTCTATGAGCTTTGCATTCCGCGATGTATGGGAAGGACTGTATCAGAATATTAATTTACTGTTTGTTGACGAGCTTATGGATGCAGGTATGGACGCAGCTGGAGTCGAAGCAGGGTTAGCAGTCCTGAAAAAGATGGCTAGAGAGCGCAATAAGAATATATACTTGATAAGTCACAAAGATGAATTAGTAGGTAGAGTAAACAACGTACTTAGAGTTATCAAAGAAAACGGTTTTACCAGTTATTCAAACGATGTAGACTATGTTGAATGAAGAGATAAACAAATACAAAGAGTTGTACTCTCAACTTGTAAGTGAATTTGCCGAATTTCATAACCATTCTTTAGTTTTTGTTAAATCAAAAGCTAGAGATGTAGGGTTTGCCGGTAGAAAAAATCTTAGAGCAATAGAAAGCCTTGCTAAAAGTTTAAAAAAGCAAAGCCAGCTAGTGTACAAAGAAAACTTAGCAAATATAAGAGCAGAGAAAAAACTAAAAAGAGAAGAAAAAAAGATCCCAAAGAAGCGTGGACCTAAACCAAAAGGAAATAAAAATGACAACAACCAATGAACAATTACAAGCGCAGTTTGCAGAATTCCTAGCAGAAGATGCAAAATTTACCAATGGCAACAGTGCAGCCGGAACTCGTAGTCGCAAGGCTCTTGCAGAGTTAAGTAAGCTAGTAAAAACAAGACGCAATGAAATTACAGCAGAGAAGAATGCTCGCAAGGAAGCTAAGGCAGCAAAATAATCAATGACTTGGACTTATCAAGGACAAGTTGTAAATGAATTACCTGAGGACTGTGTTGGTTTTGTTTATTGCATAACCAATATAGCTTCGGGGCGCCAATATATTGGCAAAAAGTTAGCAAAATTTAGTAAAACGACCTACAAGACTGTAAAGTTAAAGAACGGCACCAAGAAGAAAAAGAAGATTCGAAGCAAAATCGACAGCGACTGGCAGGAGTATTACGGGTCCAGTCCCAATTTAACAGCAGATATCAACACCCTAGGCAAAGAAAATTTCTCTCGCGAAATATTATATTATTGTAAATCAAAAGCAGAAACATCTTACATTGAGGCCCGCGAACAATTCGACCGCAAAGTATTAGAATCCGACGATTACTATAACGGACACATACAAGTCCGTGTACATGGCTCACACATTAAATCCAAACTTTAAGGCAACTTAATTCAGTTAAAGCTCGCACAGGCTAATATCGTGTGCCGAACAGTAGAAACCTGGCCTAAGTGTGCGCAGGAATCCGAAGACTCACCGCTGAAGTGAGCACTCAATCAGTATCCTTCACCGGACCACGATCGCAAAATGCCTGCGGTTTGATTGTTTGAATAGAGTTAAAAATAGGCCCAAGGATGGAGTAATAACAGAAACTCCACGCTTTGCAAATATGATAGTGTATATTTGCAAGCCGCCGTTGAAATAAGACAGAATGAGTAGGTACCGGTCAACCGCCTACGCTAGCAGAAATGCTTATAGTTCTAACACTATGTGACTGTGCTACTCAGATAATGCTCAGTTTTTCTTAGCCCTAGTCTGGGCTAAGTGTGACCGATTAATCTAGATAATATTATTCTCGTCTTCGACGAAACATTGCTTCAAGTAAGAGCGCAAGCGATTACGAAGAAGCAAATGAGCGTCAGCTCATTATAAATAACATACAATTTTTGGAAAGTAACATGGACCTAAGACAATTAGTTGCTAAATTGGATCAAATAGAAAACAATAAGTTATATGAAGGTCTAACTCTGACCGAAACAAAATCAGTAATGCTTTGGGAAAGTGCTGGCCGTGCTATAAGAGAAGCAGCACTAACACCTGATCAAATAGAACAATTATTTACTAGTATTGAGCAAGGTACAACCGCAGCGGGCGGCAATCGAACAATGCTAGGTAAAGGCAAAGATGCCGCAGACGCAGTTAACAAAGCATGGGAAGATCTAAAGACAAAAATTCAAAATTCTGGGCCAATTAAAAATGTTGACAGCACTTACGATAGTGTAGTTTCTAAGATTGAAGCAGGTCTAGGCGGTCCAGATAATGCAGTTAGCAAAATGATCATGAAGTATCGTGAGTTTGCTAAGAAACATCCAGTTGCACAAGGATTCATCTATGCTGCTCTTATTGCAGCCGCAGGTATTAGCGGTGCAGGTCTAGGCGGAGCAGCCGTTTTAGGTCTGTTAAAAATGGCAGACAAATTACTACAAGGCGAGAAGTTTAGTAGTGCTGCTTATAGTGGTGCTAAGACAGGTGCAATGGCCTATGCCGCTGGACAGATTGGTAAAGCAATTCGTGGCGATCAAGCACCTGCTGGTGGAGCCACAGATGCTGCTGGAACTCCAATTAAAGGAGCTCGCGGACTTGCTGACGAAGCAGACAGAATTTTCCGTGAAAAAGTTGCCAACGGAGAAGTTACAGACTATAATTCATACCAACAAGGTATGCAAGATTCTTTAGATCAGGCTTTACAAAATGCTGGAGGAAAGATGTCTTTCCAATCGCAAGAAACTGCAAGAATGATATTAAAAGCTAAACTTGATAATGTAGTAGCACAAGGTAATGGAGGTCAATTTACTGGAAGTGGTCCTGAAAAAGCTGCTGAATTAATTAAACAATTAGGCGGACAAGTTAATGCTGACACAGTTGCTCAACAAACTTCTGCTGCCTCCCAAATGGCACAAAGTAATGCTGCTAGTAGCGCATTAAATACAGCAGGTGATGTAGCTCAATCTATTGGAAGTAAACCACCGATATCAGTTAATTTACCAGGTGGCGAAATGAAATTTGCCGACCGAGCTGCATACGATGCTTGGCAAAATGGGCAGCAGTTAACACAAGTGCAAATGCCAGGTGGTGCAGTTTATTCTTTACCAAAAACTCCAATTAACACCGTAGCAGATGTTGCCGCCGGAGCAGCTGATGCTGCAACTGGAAGTAAACCACCGATATCAGTTAATTTACCAGGTGGCGAAATGAAATTTGCTGATCGAGCAGCCTATGATGCTTGGCAACGCGGAGAAAAATTAGTACAAACACAACTGCCAGGTGGTGCAGTTTATTCTCTTCCAGGTAAATTATCAGAATCTCAAATATCTTTAATTATAGCTAAAGTTGTAGAGAAGCAAAAGTTAAAAGAAGGAATAATGGACACCGTTAAGGGTGCCGCTGGCAAAGCCGCAAATTGGGCTGCAACAAAAGGTAAAAATTTAACAACTAAAATTACAGCAGACAAATTATTACAAGCATGGAAAAAAGCAGGATCTCCAACAGACAGCGAAGAAGTTGCTAAAATTTTACAAGATGCCGGAGTTGATCCTGCTGTAATTTCTAAATCATTTAGTGATATGTCATTACCTGCACCTAGTGGTGTAGCTCCGGCAAGGGTTGGAACTACAGTGGTAAATACTAAAGACTTACTTGCTCAGATTATGAAACTTACCAAAGCTGAACAACAGCAAGTGCTTGCACATTTAAAGAAATAACGAGAACACATATGAAGATTAAAGAACTCTTAGAAACACAACAAGTAGACGAAATTAGTCTTGCTGGTGTCGGTAAAGCAATTGGTAAAGGTGCAGATGTTGCAGGACAGGCCGTAGGCGGAGCAGCAAGCGGTGCGGTAAATGCAGTTAAAAGATTTGGACAAGGATTAAAGAAAGGTTGGCAAGGTACCTCTGCTGCAATGACAGATCCAGCAGCAGCTAGCGGCGCTGCTCCAGCAACAGGTGGTAGTGCTGCTCCGGCAGGTGGTAGTGCTGCTCCGGCAGGTGGTAGTGCTGCTCCGGCAACAGGTGGTAGTGCTGCTCCGGCAACAGGTGGTAGTGCTGCTCCGGCAGGTGGTAGTGCTGCTCCGGCAGGTGGTAGTGCTGCTCCGGCAACAGGTGGTAGTGCTGCTCCGGCAGGTGGTAGTGCTGCTCCGGCAACAGGTGGTAGTGCTGCTCCGGCAGGTGGTAGTGCTGCTCCGGCAGAACCTGACACTGGTTCTATTGGTAGTATCATGCAAACTATTGATAAGTTAGATAAACCAACTAAGCAACAACTAGCAGGCGAGTTAGAAAAGAATATTTCATCAACTCCAGATCCAGCAGAACCTCCTGCTGCAAGTGGAACAACACCAGGGGCAGCTCCTGCTCCAACACCTGCAACAACACCGGGAACAGCACCTGCAACAACCGCACCTACAGGTCAAGGAGTAGAAATTGATCTTGCAAAAGCCGCTGCCGACAAAGCAGCAAAAAATCAAGCAGATGCCGACCAACGCAATGCTGATATAGAAAAAACAAAACAAGCAAATGCTGCAAAAAATCAGCAAGATGCTGCAATTAAAGCAGCAGCTGATGCAGCTAAAGCTAAGCCTGCTTTTCAACAAACTGCGTCTGACAAGTTGGCAATCAAACAAGCGGCTGATAGAGGTATTAGAGAAGCCGAAGAAAAGAAAAAGAAACTTAAGAAGAAAAAAATTGTTGCAGAATTTAAAAGCAACTTTTTAGGAATGATGATTTAAAAGAACGGAAGTCCGCTTTCTTTAGTCACACTCATATTATCTTCAACGATTTTAATAAGAAGTTCTCTATCTTCAGGGGTAAGCATAAACGCTTCAGAGAAGTTTAATCCACCTCTCATATGCCAGCAAAATCTAAATAATTCTTCTCTTAAGGCTTTTGTATCTTTTTCGTATTCTTGAATTAGCTGATTTATACCTTCAAGATCTAAGTACAAAAGCCTTATACGAAAAAAGTTGCAGGATCAAATACCAACGGCACTTCAATTACATCTTCAGTTATTCCTCGAGCCTTCATGTCTTCGGTTACTGTAACTTGTACTGGCTTAATAGAATTTGCTTCTTTTAATGTATCTAAGTGATTTTGAATCTTATTAAAAATTTCTTTATCTACATTTTCAACAAATTCTTTTATATGTTTTGGATTGTCAGTTGATCCGTCTGAAGAATCTATTCTAAAAATACTATGTTCAACAATACCAATAGTTACAGAAGTTAGTTTATTAAAACTTTCTTTGAACGCTCTAACTTTTTCATCCTCACTCATTGAATTGTTATTTGCAATTTGTAACATTTTTTGAGTTTCAAATGTCTGCACAGCACTTTCACTAAGCTGTTTATAATTCATAGGACGAACAAAAACTGTAAGCTGTTCGTTAATAGGTACTACTGGATCCCATGTAATATTAGTCATAAGAGCATCCATTACTACTCTTAGATCCATAGAATATTCTAGTTCGTCTTCACCATTGATCATAATAGGAGTAGTCATCTTTTCTCCATATGTAGCTAATCTAATGGCAATTAAAATAATATCTAAATCTATACTTGGAATGTTCCATGCATTTTTAATATGTGGAACGCAATGTTGAATAACATCGACTACAGCTTGCCCACTCATGACTGCATCGGGAACTTTTAGCATAAGTTCATCTTTA